CGTTTTTGCGAAAGCTCCGGGCAGGATAATATCACCGTCACTATCCACGTTTCCAAAGGCAGCGAAATATCCGGCAACCGTGGCAATAATTCCCTTTTGCCCAGTTGTTGCCTTAATTTCAACTTCACCCAGGTGACTCTTGAAGTCCATAATAGCACCTTTTTTCCGAAAGGTAACTACGTATCCCGGGTAATTCCAAATAACAACACAAAAAACCCGGATAGCTTGACACTATTCCGGGTTAAAACAAAGCAAGAGAACAACCAAAAAGCAAAGAGAAAAAATATGTTCTATACAAATATAATAATTTTTCTATTGCAAATCAATCAACTGGTTCCGCCGTCCAACTACAACGACAATTAACGCTCTCCTCTGGCGGCAGGTTCGGATCTCCTGGATAATCACACTCGAAGCCGCCAACGATGAATGGCTGATCTTCGGGGATCCTGGAGTTATCTATTTGCGCCTGCAGATGGGTCTCCCTAACCTTCGCATCATAACCCGCCAGCCAACTTTTCACATATGGAATCCCCAAACTATCAACGCCCTCTTTTGTCCCATAATTACTTGCTCGGATAGTTTCCGTCTGCGCAATCCTGCGGGCCATCCATTTAGCTTTCCTCCCCCACTCCTTTTGAAAATTGCCAATAATGTTTCCCGTGATATCTTCGATGCTCAATCCCTGCTCAATGCCATTAGAGATGATTCTTTTGATAGTCCCTTGGGCTTCAGCCAGTGTTGTCTCAGTGATTGATATCAAGATTGTGGCACACTCCTCCTCGACAAATCTGTTAATATCATCGACCCACCTGCTATCGGTCTCGACCTCTGCCTTGCTTCTTTTCATCATCTTCACCCCATCTTTCGCAAAGGCTACACCGACGTCCACGTACATGTCAGCGAAAGTTGTGTTAATTATCTTTGTGCTGATTTCTCGAACCTCCGCCAGCATCCCCTCATTACGCACTTTTTTGACAACATCGTTACCAATCGCCTTGTATGTTTTCATCCATCGACTCGCCCATCGCGTAGCATACATCCGTCGCTTTGCCTCTATTTTGCTAGTCGCCATGCTGTTATCATTTTTGCATTAGATTTTTCTACCAGATAATCCCAATCACTATCACACGCTGTTGCCGTGGTTATCTGTTTTGCGTTTTGGATCGTCGTCACTCGCACGTTACCTCGATCGACGCGCCACTCTAACACCCCTGCGTAATCAGGCACCTCATAGCGCCGGGCAACGCCTACGGGCAAGACGTAAGAGAAATAATTTGGCGATCGCTCTATATGCTTAGCTCCCATAGCTAACACATGATGTTTTGGTTTTTTTTTGTCCTTCAGAAAATCTCTCCTGCTTAACTTAATTTCGAACTCATGCATCTCGCCCTCCTTGCTGAAGGCCAGATAGTCGCTCTCCCAACGGAAAAAACGAACGTTAGGCAAGAACCACTGCCACCCGGTGAAAAAGATATGCCCATAAATGGCTATCTGAATGTCACGTACGGTAATCTGGCATTCCTCTCTCGTTGAGATTTTTTTCGTTTGCAAAATCTGACGGTATTGAATTCATTGGGAATAATGGCACATCCATGTCTGGATCGTCTATCACATCAAAGCCCATCTCCTTCCTTTTTTCGTTACCCGTAAGCCACCAGGCTTGCGAAAGCCATGCGGCCATCTGCGACCGATCTCGCTGCAGCTCGTTGACCCAGCTGGTATCTATTTCGACGCGTATGGTTTTCCCATAACGCTTGGCCAGGAAGTTCGTAAGCCCCTGCGCCAACTCGGTCATAAATGGAATGATCGCTCTGTTGTACATCGAGGCGTAAGCCTCTCTCATGTTGTTATAGGTGTTTCCGACGGTTGGATCGAGTAATTTGGGGTCAATTTTGTATATGTTACAGAACACTCGGAGGTTCCAGGTAATTGTCGATAGGATCTGCAAGTCCGCAGGAGTCAACCCAAAACGTACCCATTGGATCTCGCTGTTGGTGATCAGAAACCTTCCGTTCTTGTCGCTGCCTGTCTGCGCGTTGATGTCTTTTTTCATTCGCGCAATCTGTTCTGCCGTCTTTGCATCTTTCACCGACAGCATTCCATCCAGCCCCCCGTTGGCAAATCGTGCCGCCTGTGATTTTGTCCCCGCGTTGCTTGACGTCAGGTTCAGTATTGCTGCCTTAATTGGACTCATCCCATAATCTTCGCTCCCCGCCCCGGCGTTGTACTGAACGGTGCGGATATGGAGAATCTCATCTTCTTCGTATGTCTTTCTTACTGGCGCCGACTGTTTGTATTTTTTTTCGCCATTCTGTCGTTCTATCGCGATGAATTGCGCAGGCAGGTAGTCCAACCTGATCGTCTTCCCCCTGTTCGCCCCGTCCTCTATCCATGGTGCATAGAGGTAGGAATTCCCTGTCAGCCAATAATACCCGGCAACCTGCGCGATCCACAAACTATAGGTCATCCCAGGCATTGGCTCTTTGAGTAGGTCAATAATCGGATGCCTATCCAGCTGCTTATCCCCGTCATATACAGATAATCGTATATTTCCCGCATTCGAGGTTAGTAGGTTAATGACGGAAAACAAGTCGGCGTTGGCTCCATAGCCTTTTTCTATGTAAGTCGTGTCGGAATCGTTCAGTGGGGCAAATGGCACGTTAGACATATTTTGCAGCGTAAACATCCCACCTGACGATTTTTTTCCAAATAGCTTCATGATCAGTTTTATTTTATCCAAAGTTATATTTCTTACGCCCAGATCCCAAAAATTAAACAAAGCAGAACTCTTTGTTGTTGTCGATCATCAGATCAGTGACCGCCCATACCAAGGCATCAACCCTGTCTGGGGACTTCTCGCTCCTTGTATCCCATGTTGTCATCTGGTTTTCGAGATCTTTGTGACTTCCTACGTGGAAAATACGACCCTGTTCGTACATCGCCGCCACGGGTTCTGCGCGCGTTTGCTTTCCCCGGCTTGCATGGACGGCTTTGTAACTGACCGTAGAATCTATCCCTCGAATAATCGTCTCGACCATATCGCCACCTTGATTCACCTCTGCGACGACACGATCCGCTATCCAGTGGTGATACAGGTTTACCGCCCGTAATCCCCAGTCGTTTGGAGAAAACTGGCCGCTGGCATCTGCTAATATGTAACACATCCCGTCTATGCCAAGCCCGGCAACGATGATACCTGTCTCATCACTATCCTTTCGTGACGTGACAGCCGGGTCGATGGCGACAACAATTCGCTTCAACTCTGGAGGATTCTTCACTGAGCGGATCATTGAATATTTCCATAAAGCTCCCTCTACGTCAGTTAGAATTTCCGCGTAGATCTCTTGTCTGCCCAATCTTGTGTTTTGATATTTTCGTTCTATCGCCGTGATGAATGATGGAGCCAGATTGTCGGCGTTTTCATACGTGGATCCGCTGGTGATGATATTTTTTTTGTCAGCGATTAACCCTCGAATGATAGCTGTTGGTCGCGGGGTCGTTGTAACGATACATTGTGGGAGATTTCCTAATCGTAATCCAAACTGCAGTTGATCCCATGCTTCCGGATAGCGCCATGCCGCCAGCTCATCGGCCCAAGCCTTGTAACATTGTGGCCCACGTAACCTATCTGGCTCGTCAGCGGAATATAATATCGCCTTCGCCCCGTTGGGCCAAGTCAACCTCCGCAGTGATGATTGATAATTTGGTCTCTCGTAATCTGGTGAGATTCGTAGGATTCCACTCTCGCCCTCTACCATCACGTCCCTTGTATCCGCAGCTGTTGGCCCTACCAAATGAATGATGGGATTGTCACGTGCCCAAATGCGTACGGTCTCTGCCCCCGTCCTCGTCTTCCCAAATCCGCGGCCAGCAGTGATAACCCAAGTCTCCCAATCCCCCGGTGGTAGCAATTGCTTGTCACGCGCCCAAAACTCCCAGTCATAAGACAGCGCTTCGGCCATCTCCGGGGACATCTCCCGAATCATTCTTGCTACCCTTCGTGGGTTTGTCTTCCTGAGCAATCTTATCCGCAAGATATTGTCTAACGTCATTGGTAGTATATGATTGCCTGATGTTATGGGTCTCAGGAGTCTTTCCATAGATTTTGTCAATCAAGTATGTTGCCGCTTGGATGTTTCCCTCCTTTGCCAGCCGGGCTATAGTTTCGAGGATAGCGGCCATGTCCTGCTCCGTGAGATTTTTTTCAGCAAAGGCCCTCCATTTGGAAAACCCATTTATACCTTTCGGGTTGCGCACCTCCCCCTTTTTTGCCGGGATCAACCCCGAAATGTTCCGTTTGTGCGTCATTGTTTTTTTTATTATTATACCAAAACCTCTACAAAGCCTCATTTGTAAAATTACAATGATTCCAGTTGATTTCCCAATTTCCAAGTTTTTGTAATCCAATGATCTGTTTTCGCACCAGCTCGGCCCACTCGTTGAATACAACGGGCTCTTGTTGTTGTGTTGGATATCCTGGCGTGTATTGTTTCCCTGCAATCTGACGTAAGTCAACTCCATATACGTCAACTCGCATTGAGATCATCGAAGCAAAATGTAATGCCGGGATAATGGTTGACGCTCCACATACGAGATCTACATATTCACGAAACATGACCCCGTCTGCCGGTGGATTGCCACCCCCTTGGAACATCCAATCGCTCGATCGCTCACTGTACAGTAGGGTTGTTTTGTCAGGCAACGTGTCGGCGCCCCGCCAAAGGTCAAAGATGATCTGGAAATGAGTTACCACGTTGTACGTCACCGGAATGATTTTGTAGAGATAATTCACGCCGACAGTACATTGATAATCTTGAATCTTCTTGATATTATTCTTCAGGGTTGGCCCTGCCCCTAAAACTGCGACCCTATCGAAGATGGGAAAACTTGCCTCTTGAAATTTTATCTGCATTTTATCTCTATTGTTAATTTATTACTAATCCCGCGCTTTTTCATCGACCCTACTATGTCAATAATGTCGTACAGATCGAACAAGGTGGCCTTCTTCTTCCAATAGGTTGTCCTGTACAATGGCTTCCCATCCTTCTGTATGCACATGATGTACCCTAATCTTGTCTT